ATTATTTCGCGGGAACGAGCATATCAGCAACAGGTATTATCTTCGGGGCTTTCATGTGGCTGTTTTCTTCTGTATGGAACATGATCGCGTTTACTGTGAATATGTTTGTTTCTCTTGCGGAATTCATTGGGAACGTTTTTGTGGATCCTCTGAATGCCACCTATAACCTCTTTGCGGATATTTGGAATGGTGTCGTCGATCTGGTAGGACAGGCGGTAACCGCTATTGTTGATATGATTGCGCAAATTCCAGGAATGAGTAAGCTTGGTATTAGCACTGATTTTTCTGCGGAATCTTTAAAGATGGAGAGACGAGAAATCTCCGGCGGTTATGATTTTTCCGGCTATAAGATGAAAACGCTGGATCCTGCCAATGAAATGGCGTGGGGATATAATGTCGGCGCAGGAATTGGTGACAGTATCAGTGACGCGCTCAAAATGCCTGAAATAGCAGCACCCGGTTACAATGCCGAGGATATAGCCGATAACACGGCGAATACCGCGGATAACACCGGCAAAGGAGCAAAAGACGCAAAAAGAGCAGCTGACGCTTTGGATAGTACGGCTGACGACCTTGCTTTTCTCCGGGAAGCAGCTGAACGGGAAGCGGTCAATAAATATACGACAGCTACTATTCATATCGATGTAGGCGGGGTCACTGCGGGAGATACCGGCGGTAATGATTTTGACGGAGTCTTGCGGCGGCTGAACGATGTGTTGATAGAATCTGTAGAAAACGGAGCGGAGGCGGTACAGCGATGAGTTACTATTTCTTTTTAGGAAATACCATGCTGCCCGTTCCGCCGCCCAGAATGAACACGAAGATTAACGGGAAAAACAAAACAATCAATCTGATTAATGAAGGAGAAGTCAATTTAATCAAGACGCCCGGATTAACAGAAATATCATTTGACTTCTTGCTGCCTAATAGCAGGTATCCTTTTGCAAATTACGATTCATCCTTACAAACAGGATTAATCAATTATGCCGTGGGGGCAATTTCATCCCGTATCGGAGGCTCTTTAGGAAACGCATTTTCTTTTAAGAAAGCGGCGCCGTTCCTCGATTCGCTCAAGTCCTCTAAAGAGACGCGAAATCCTATCCGATTTATCGTTACCCGCATGGGTTTTGATTATTCCCAATTGTGGAATACCAATATGCTTTGCACTGTTGAGAATTATACAATAGGTGAGGACGCACGGAACGGAAACGATTTAAATATCAGTATTGTACTTAAGCAGTATAAATTCTTTGGAACAAAAGAAGTAGAAGTGACGAAAAATGAAGATGGTACGGAAACGTTGCGGGTAAAAGAACCGCGATATACCCCGACAACACAGGTTCCCGCGATGATGAAAATAACAAATCAATTGTCTGTGCTGGAAGCCTGTAAAGGCGTTATTGGTGGAAATCTTGACTGGCGAGCAGTGGCCAACGCCAGTGGAGTAACTAACCCGCTTGAAAAGAATATAAAAGGGCAGGTGCTTAAACTTGTTTGAAGTTATTATCCATAACAAGACGGAAAACAAATATTACGCGCCTGCCGTGTTGGATGGAGCGAAAATTGAATGGACTATCAGCGGGGCACCGGGGAAGTTCACGTTTACCGTATACAAAGATGAAACTCTTAAATTTGTTGAGGGGGATACTGTGCAGGTCAAGGTTGGAGATAAAGCTATTTTCTTCGGGTTTGTTTTCGTAAAAAAACGAAACAAAGACAGCAGTATCGATGTCACTGCTTATGATCAACTCCGATACCTGAAAAATAAAGAAAGCTGGCAATACAAGAATATGACCGCTACGCAGGTCATACAGAAGCTGGCCGAATATTTTCAGCTAAAAGTCGGAACATTGGCGGATACTAAATTCGTGATTGATAAGAGAGTGGAGGATAATGCTACTCTCTTTGATATTATCCAGGGCGCGCTGGATATTACTTTAGTCAATACAAAAGAAGTTTATGTGCTTTACGATGATTTCCAAAAACTCATGCTTTCAAAGCCGATTGACATGGTGGTTCCCATTCTCATAGATAATGAAACCGCAGAAGATTTTGATTATGAAAGCAGCATAGACAAGGACACGTATAACTTAGTCAAGTTGGTAGTAGAAGACAAGCAGGCGGCGGGAGAAGGTAAGCGAAAAGAGTTCTATGCGCCGATGAGCCCCGACGAGTTCGCAAAATCAAAAGAAAAAGACCAGTGGGGCGTCCTGCAGTACTATGAAAAGCTGCAGAAGAATAATCAAAATCCACAGGAACGGGCTAACCAAATGCTTAAGTTTTATAACGTAGTCCGTAGGAAACTGGACATAAAGGGAGCGGCCGGAGATATCCGTGTGCGTGCAGGTTCTATGATTTACGTAAAGCTCAATTTGGGCGATGTGGAATTGGCACACAAAGTACTGGTGACGAAAGTTGTCCATACTTTTTCTAATCAGGTACATCTGATGGACTTGACGCTGAAAGGCGGTGTAATCAATGATCAATGATGAATTGCCGAATGTGCTGAAATCTCTTGTAGCACAGACCGTGCGCGGGATGAATCCGTCTGATTTCGTTCTGGGCGAAGTTATATCTGAAACTCCTTTAGTCATCCGTGTAGGAGAGAATGAATTGGATGAAGATTTTTTGATACTTTCCGATAATGTCCGTGATTTTGAAGTAGATATTGAAGTCAACCACATTACTGAAAAACGGGCAGGCGGCGGTGGATACGCAGAGTATGCCAGCCATGACCACGGTTATAAAGGGAGGAAGAAGATCATCATCTATAACGGATTAAAAATCGGAGAGAAAGTCGTCATGATACAGCAGTCCGGCGGACAGCTGTTTTTTGTTGCTAATCGTGTATACAACCATTCTGAGGTCCACGGGCAATGGGGGTGATTAAATGAAACTATTACCTGAAGAATTTAACAATGTGTCCATTGCGGGCAGCCAGATACGCATGCCGTCTAAAACCTATCGAATGAATATTGAGGAAGAAACCGTATCAGGAACAATAACAGATGACTTGGAAGCTGTGCGGCAAGCCGTCTATAAGATCTTAAATACAGAACGGTATAAACACATCATCTATTCTTCGAATTACGGCGTGGAACTTGCCGATCTGTTTGGCAAACCTATGCCTTACGTTATCCCTGAAATCCCGCGCCGGATAGAAGAGGCACTGCTGGTAGATGACCGTATCAACAAAGTGGACGGCTTTGATTTGCAATATGATAAGCAAGGAAACGTCAAATGTTATTTTGTAGTTCATTCTATTTTTGGGGATATCGAGATGGAAAGGAGTGTGAAGGTAAGGAATGTATGAGGATCAGACAAGCCAAGTCATAGAAAAGAGAATGCTGGATGCCGTTAGCTCCGCAGTTGATAAACGGGAAGGCAGTATTATACATGATGCAACGGCTCCGGTATCAATTGAACTTGAACTGATGTATGCTGCGTTGGACTGGTTTATGAAAAACACATTTGGTGATACGGCAGAACGTCAGTTTTTAATCGAGCGGGCTTTAGAACGTGGACTTGTGCCGTATAAAGCAACAAGGGCAGTCGTACGTGGGATATTTACTCCGGGTACGTTGGAAATATCAATTGGACATCGATTTTCCTGTGGCGGAATCAATTATGCTGTAACGGAAAAGTTGAAATCCGGCAGTTATCTACTGCTCTGTGAGATTGCGGGTGTTTCCGGAAATAAGGAAGCAGGAATGCTTGTGCCGATTGATAATTTACCAAATCTGCAGTCTGCAAAGATTGAAGCGCTGACTATCCCCGCAATTGATGACGAAGATACGGAAGTGTTCCGGCAACGGTATTTAAAAAGTTTTGAAACGCAGGCATATGGTGGAAATATTGCCGACTATAAAGAAAAAGTATTATCCATATCTGGTGTGGGCGGCGTCAAAGTGTACCCGGTCTGGAACGGCGGAGGCACGGTTAAAGTCGTATTTTGCACATCCGAATTTAAATCGCCCGATAGTGAATTTGTGAACACAGTGCAGGAAATGCTGGATCCGGTTCCTTATCACCAGAAAGGCGTCGGTGTAGCACCGATAGGACATTATGTAACAGTAGCAGGGGTAACGGAAAAAACAATTAACATTAAAGCAAAAATTTCTGTAAAAAGTGGGTTTGTATTGAGTGATATAAAACCGAAAGTCACAGAAGCGATCAATGACTATCTGAAAGAGCTTAATCGAGAGTGGAAAAATACACAGACTATATCGGTTAACGAGTTTACGAATATAGGACTTATCGTCCGTGTGTCTAAGATAGAAAGCTGTATTTTAGATGTAACCGGCGTTCTCGATGTGGAAGAATCTACTATTAACGGATCAAAACAAAACCTGCAGCTGGGCGTTGATGAAATTGTTAAATTGGGGGGGCTGACGTATGAGTAATAATTTACGGGATAGCCTCAAATTGCGGAAAGCAAATATTAGACATTATTTCCCTGATGTGCTTGTTAATGCGGTAGAGTTTAAAGAATTTGCAAAAACGGTAGATCCAGAGATGAATTGTATTATTGGGCTGCTCGTTGAAAAAGCTTTAAATACTTTTATCTTTGATCTCGATGAGGATGGAGCAACACGGTGGGAAGATATGCTGAAACTGACACCGAGAAGTACGGATACTCTAAATGATCGGCGAATGGCGATTCTTGCTAAAATCACACCGAATACTCCATATACATACAAAAAACTGGAGATTCTGCTGGATGGTATTTGCGGCGCAGGGAATTACAGTATCAATCTAAAACACAATCAATATTACATAAAAATACTGATTGCATTAGGCGTTAAAAGACAAAGACAAACTGCAGAATATATGCTCCGATGTATATTGCCCGCAAATCTAACAATTGAAATAGATCTGATGTATAACCGTCACATAGATCTGAAACGATTTACTCACAGAAGAATAAAAGAATTGATGTATACTCATCATGATTTAAGAGCGGAGGTACTGGCAGATGCCTAATTACACCAAAACGATAAACCTTGAAAAGCCTTTGCAAACAGAAGTTTACGATGTGGATAAACGGAATGCAAACTGGGATAAGATTGATAAGGCTATCAAGAAAGACCGGGACGATGCAGATACTCATGCCGCAGATCCCGATGCCCACGCAAATGGGATAGCTGGCAACGCTGCCAGTGCTACAAAGTTAAAAACCGCAAGGAAAATTACCCTTGGCGGCGATATCCGAACCATCGGAAGGACATTTGACGGCAGTGGAAATATTGAATTTAATGATATTCAAGTTATCCATGCGAAGGAAGCCGATGAGGCAACCCAAGCCGTAAACGATACTAATGGCAATCGTATAGATACTACTTATGCCACTGCCGGATATTTACTTTCAGAAGCTTGTAAAAACGGAGTCATACAAGATACTTTGCTTGTATCGATAGGAGAACCACAGGCGGACGTTAACAAAACGTACCTCGTGAACAGTACCTCCCAAAGCCACCCTCCGGATTTAGCCTGGGGTGTCCGCGAAGTCTGCTTTATCGGTAAGAATGCCGTTATCATTCGTGTAACTGGACTGGATATCAACGGACAGACCAACTGCATATGGACGAATATATATAATCAGGTCAATTGGACTGGATGGCAGAAATATGCGCACACGTCGGATATTCTTCCACCTATTGAAGCAGCGAACATTGGGAATCCCGCGAATTGGTGGGTGAAAATACGAGGCGGTTTCATTATACAAGGTGGCTTCTATGCTATTAACAGTACAGCAAACAAAGAGACACCATTCACCGTTGCATTCCCGATTGCGTTTTCGACGACCTGTATGGGGATATGCGGGAACGATGTTGGATCTGGTGTCTTTGCATTATCATTCAATCCGATATCTAATGCGCTATTTAATGTTTGGCGTAGTGATAATAGGCCTACAACCTTTAGGTATACGGCATTCGGTTTTTAGTGGAGGGAATATGAAATATTTATCTATTTTTGCGAAGAAAACCGGTGAAAGATTAACGTCTTTTGTTGTCGGCATCCACGGTGCGACGCTACAAGAACTCAAGGAAAAAGCTAAGAGCGAATACCCATCTGCAATACAGATAGAACAAACAGCAGTAGAATGGCAGGAATCCTTAAACGAAAACTATATTCTGAAAGATGGTAAGCTCACAAAACATATTGAACCAAGCGAAGTAGAGAAAAGAAATAATAAACTTGTAGCATTAGATACTAATTATGAAAAACAAATCAGCAACATTGAACTCGAAATGGCAAAAGCAAAAGCGATTGAAGATGAGGATCTATACACTGAGTTAAAAGAAGAGCGAGAAGCATTGATGAACGAATACGCAGAAAAGAGAGGGGAAATCTAAATGGAACGTTGCTTTTTGTGTCACCGAAAAATGGATAAAAAAACAGGACTTTGTACAAATAAGAAATGCATCCGGAGCAAACCACTGAAAGAAAAGCCTGAAAATAAGACGGAGGATAATAAATAATGAGTATGGTGGATATAAGTCCTGAAGCACTGGAGCGAATTGTTCGGATTGAAACGAAACTTGACATGCTTGTCGAAATGTTACCTGAAATACAGAGACTTCAGGTAGCGCACGAAAGGGCAGAACAAAGTGCGAAATCAGCACATCACAGGATAGATAATATCTATAAAGTAGCCGGTCTGATTTCTACTATTATTTCCGTGGTAATTGCATTGATAGGAAAGGTGATGTGATTGTTTGCGAAAATAAGAGATTTATGGAAAAAAGCTGTCGGATACATAAATGGACACATACCGAAAGGGAATGCCAAGCCGTCTATGAAAGTAGTCTACGGATATGCCGTAGGCTTTTTAATTCTGTTTTGTGTCGTGCTGGCCGCGTGGGTTATTGAATTCTGCAGGGGTTCAGCTAATACGATGACATTGATTAAATTCTTTGAAGATTATACTGCCGTTCCGGTCGTTGGGGTGATTGCATTTATCGCCAAGTATATGGTGGATAAAAATCGCAATGGACGGCCGGATGCCATAGAAAAGGAGTTGAAAAAAGATGGCGTTAAAAGAAATTGAAATATTGCTGCAGAATGCTGTGGGATGCATTGATAGGATCTATGAACATTGGACAGGCTGTGACGGGAGTGTAGTTAACCTGCCTGACTATACAGTAGTAATCGACCGGATCGGCAGATATCACGTCATGCACGAAGATTTTACGGAACGTTTGGCGCATACATGGCACAGGAACAGCCGGTCAATCGGTATAGCGATGGCGTGTTGCAAAGACGCGGTATGTTACTATGATTCTCCCGACGGTATAGATTTGGGAAATGAACCGCCGACAAAAGAACAGATTGAAGCCATGGCTATGCTGACTGCAAAAGCTGAATTGATACTCGGGCTTACTGCGGACGATGTATATACGCATGCGGAAATCGCTGAAATTGACGGTTATGGCGTAGACAGCGGAGACCCTGATATGCGTTGGGATCTGTTGTATTTACCGGATTACGGTAACGGCGGAGTATTAGTGCCGGGTGGAGATTTGATTCGGGGCAAAGCGGAATTTTACAAGAATCAGGAGGACTAAATGTGTGGAAAGATATTAAAACAAGTAATTATCGCTATCTGCTTATTGTTGGGGTTGTCATTTTGCTATTGCTTGCAGGTATCGGCGGATGGCAGCATTACGAATCAAGCAGAGCCAAAACAGACTATCATGATATCAATGACGGATTGGAACGAATTGAAGACCGAATTCACAGCGCAGAGCTTGGAATTAAATCAGCTCAGGCAGAAATTGATCATGCTCAAGATGGACTCCGAAGAGCAAATGAAACAGCTGGAGAAATTGCAGAAAGAACTCGAAGAGACGCAGATATCATTAACGAATGCGAATCAATCGTTGAACGATGTCAAGAAAGATCTATCCGAATCCAGGACATCATTAGAAGAGTTGAAGAACAAAATAAAGAATATGGAGCACAAACGAGCGGTCATACGTAGGCAACGAGATATATATGCGGGACTGTTTGTTGTTACCACGGGCACAGTTATCGCTCGGAGGTAAAAAAGAGGGCAGAAAACAGCCCTCTTTTTTACTCAAAATTTACGATAATATTTACGATAATTTATAAAAAAATGTATCTTTTAATGCTATTTTGTACCCTAAAACATTCAGTATTTACCGATATTTTTGTTATAATTCAAAATTGGAAATCATGTTGCCGGCGAATACCGGCACGGGGGTTCGAATCCCCCTCTCTCCGCCACGAAGTCAGAGCCTGTCAAGTAAGACGGGCTTTTTTGTTTTGTGAAAATGGCAACAAAAAAGTTCCGTTGAAATGCTTTTTGACGACACTTTGACGACACTTTGTTCCGGTGCGCAAGAAAATTTGATTGTATGGGCTTTTTATTGAAATATGGCAATATATCATTTGTCCTGCAGGCGATTTTAATATTGATTCCGTATAAGGAAGCAAAGAAAACATTTACAATACCGTCCCTGTAAACTATAATTAAAAATAAGAAAAACATTTGAAATATTACTTTGGGAGAGCAATCATATGCGGGGGAAAATCGTAACAGCCTTTATTTTTTTAACCATGATGACGGGAGCGGTATCAGCTGCTCCCGTTTTAGATTACACAGGAGCAGAGCGGCTGGAAGAAGCGCGGCAGAGAGAAGAAGAGCGGCAGGAACGGCTGCATGCGCCCCGCGTAGAAAACATTGAGAACGGCCTGAATGAAAAAGAAAAGGCAGACGCCGTTCTTGGGCCCGTATTTAAAATAGACGAAATTATTTTATCGGGGCAGGAAGAAAAGTTCGGCTGGCTGCAGGACATCATACAGCCCCATATTCACACGGAGATGGGGATTTCATCCGTCAACAGGCTGGTAAAAGACCTGAATGCGAAACTGCTGGACAAAGGATACGTGACCAGCCGCATCGTGATTCCCGAGCAGAATATGAAAAACGGGAAACTCCTTCTCCGCATCCAAACCGGCAGGCTGCATAAAATCATCTACAGCAGAGACAGCGCCGTCATCCCATGGAAAAACGCATTTCCCATCAAAGAAGGAGACATCCTGAACATCCGCCGCCTGGAGCAGGGGCTGGAACAGATGAAACGCGTCAGCTCCTCTGACGTATCCATGAAACTCCTCCCTGCCGAAGAAGCGGACATGACAGACGTGGAACTCTCCATAACCAAGGGGAAACAAATAAAGGGAAGCCTTTCCGTGGACGACTCCGGACTGGAAGACACAGGAAGCATCCAGTGGAACGCCGCCCTGGGGATAGACCGGCTCTTCAATGCCAATGACCTCTTCCGCATCAGCGGAAATACAGACGGCTCCCGGGACGGATACGAAAAAGGAACCAGAGGACAGGGCATTTCCTACTCCATCCCCAGAGGATGGGACACCTTCACACTGCAGCACAACCGCTACCGATACCACCGGACCGTAGAGTCCCGGCCCTATGACTTCATCAGCAGCGGGAAAACCCGCATCACCGAATTCACCTTCAGCCATGTCATGGGACGCACCAAAAACGAAAAATACGGCTGGGACATAAGCCTCACCAAAAGAAACGCCCACTACTTCATCAACGATATGGAAATCCCCGTACAGGCCATGGACACCACCGCCATGGAAATAGGCCTCTTTGACCGCGTCTATACAGGAAGCGGCACACTGTACACCCGCCTCGGATATAAAATGGGGACAGGATGGTTCGGCGCGAAACCTGATACAGACAATCCGGCGAGTCCCAAAACCCATTATAAAATGTGGCTCCTGGACATAGACTGGCAGAAACCCCTTACCCTGGGACACCGGCCGGCATCCTTCACCACATCCCTTCACGGGCAGTGGACGACAGGCGGCATGCGCCTCTACAGCACAGACATGGTGAGCATCGGGAACAGGTACACCGTCAGGGGCTTCGACGGAGAATACACCCTCATGGGAGAAAACGGATGGTACCTCCGAAACGAACTGTCATCCTCTCTTCCGCGCCTCCACAGCAGCGTATATGCAGGACTCGACGCAGGCGCCGTATACGGCGTATCCACAGAGATCCTGACAGGAAGAACCATCGCGGGCATGGCGCTGGGAATGAGAGGAACCTTTCCCTCAGGACTCTTCTACGACACCTTTATCAGCAGAGCCTTATACAAGCCTGACGGCTTCCATACGAAAACATGGGCCGGCGGATTCACAATGGGCTGTCAATTTTAAATGAAATAGGCAAAATTTTAATTAGAACGACAAGAGGTTATGACAAATGAAAACAAGCACAAGCAAACGACTCAGATGGAATGTAGCCATATGGCTGG